CAGTCGTATTCTCCTGGCGTGACTTTGTAAATGCGTTAACGAGTGCGCGAATACGCTCTCCGGTTAGCATCGCACCAGTCGACTTTAGCGCCATAGATGGAACTGGGTTCTTTGCGTAGTTTTCAGCAGCGCGCTCTAGCCAGATAGCGGCTCGAACTGTGCGACCTGCGCGATTAAAGAAACCTTCATCGAGTCCTGGGAAGTAAATGATAGAACCGACTCCTGAGAGTGGAACCTTTTGACCGTCGACCATGTAGCCGATAATCTCTGTAAAGTTATTGTTATATTCTGGAGTTACGCGAGCATATGGAATATATGACCAGTCCTGAATACGACCATCTGCGTAAAGTGAATTGACCATACCGTAGCCAGCGCCACGTGACCAGATATCGAAAGCGAGCCATGAGTAAGTTACTGCTCCTGGCACTCTCTGATCTGGTTGGTTAATGCAGCGGTTAGGCTCTAAGTGTTGGCCTGTGTTTTTTACGTAAAGTTCTTTAGGAAGTGACGCGACTGTCGAGCAGATTATGCCCTTAGCGCGAGCGACTGAAGGTACGGACATAGCTTCTTGCGGATTGGCAATAGCCGTTGCGCCGTAAACCATACCAGCGCCATAAATGTCGAAGGTTCCGAGTCCTGCAGCTACATCGACTGTAGGAGCTGGAGCGGATGCTTTAAAGATATCTAAGATTCCCATTATCGGAGAATTATACAGTAATCTACGTCACCCTGCATAAATATCTACATCTGGTTCCTGGCGTGTTGCGAAGTGGCAAACCATAGCAAGTCCGACGGCCGCGCAGATCGTGGCATTACTGACTTTACGACCTAGATACCATCCGCCATCCTTAAAAGGAAGTTTTACGGCCGATAGTACCTGCTTATTCATTTCTGGCTGGTCGGCATGGTGAAGTCTTCCGGAACTGATCGCGGAAAGCATTTCGTCGCAAGCTTGACCATAGACGACGCCGTCGATAGGCGTAGTAGGAATACCTGCCGGCGATAGTAGCGCTGCAACTGCCCCAGCGGTTTGCCGAGAGTAAGCGATTGTCTGCGTAGGGAACTTTCGGAACCAGGTAGCGATTCCGTTAGCGATATGTTTAGCGTCGAGGTTTTCTGGGTTATCCCAGGTTTCGAGAAGTACGACATTTATTTCATCTCCATCTTGTTGGCCGGCAATTAACGCAGCTTGTCTGCGATCCGGTGAAAGGTCGATAGCCATCCACGTAGTTTTGTCTAGTGCTAACTTCAGTTTAGGGTTAGCCGCTGACTTCCAGCTACTTTCCTTAATTGCTGGGTTTACTACTGATACCCACTGGCATAGGAGTTCGGTACGGATAATAGTCTCATCGTCCGACATAGCGGCTTTGAGATTGTCGACCGAAATAGTGTGACCCAGAGACGGATTTGCCTGCGCCCAGGCTTCTGGGTCGTCGATTTCACACCCAGGCTCCGCGCTCCACTCGAACCACCCGATACGGTCGTCCGAACCTGCTGCAGCTGCGAGGCCTCGTTCTCTTAGGCGATTGAGAACTACTGAGTGTTGATCGCCTGCGTTTGAAAATATGAGCGCCTGAGGATTAGGCGTAGCCATCTGAGTAAATCGAAGTGATGCCCAGATTTCGTCATCGTGATACTCGCGAACCTCATCCATGTAGATAGTGTCGGGCGCTGCGATACCGCGAGAGGCTGAGTTATTGGCTCGAACCAGGTAGCGCTCGCCGGTGTTGAGCCTAATCTCCTGGGAGCCTTTAGTTTCATACTTTTTTCCAAAGCGATCTATCAAACTGGCATGGCTCTGGATAACGTCGTCGATTTTCCAAAAGATTTCGCTAGAAGTAGTCAACTTATGGGCGGTATGTACCTGGAGTTTCTGGTTTAAGCCAAACATGCGCCATAGAATCATGAGCTGCATGAACGTAGATTTACCGTTCTGACGGCTAATAATGACGCCTACTTCCTTGAACCACCAGCGGTCGTTCTCATCCACCTTGCAGATTTCATGGGCTAGAAACTTTTGCCAGGGGAGTAATTTAAAGCCGATTGACTCGCAAAACTCGATGAAATCTATGCCGTAAGAGGGTAAATCTGGGCTTTGAGTCCATATACGAGGCTCCACAACCCCCTGTAAGGTCACTGGAGGCGTTTTAAGGCCGTTTGAGGATGAAGTAGTCATATCTAGTCGTCTTCGAGGCTATAGTGGCTTATAGAGCCGTTTCTAGGGGTAAAAGAACCAGGGGGGGTCATGGGTGTTTTAGGCGTATCAAAAAACCTAGCCCCTTTGCTTAAATTACAATTCTTGCAGAGAAGCTGAAGATTATTAAGAGAGTCATCTCCTCCTAGCTTCCTAGGTATCACATGATCTACGTGGCTGCCTTCTTGCCCGCATCGCTGGCATATACCGGCATCTCTTCTAATGACTATCTCTCTTAGCTTGCGCCATTGAGTAGTAGAACCATTAGCTCTTAGAGCTGATTGCTTGGCCATTAGATATCATCCATACATATCTCGCATAGTTCCCAGTCACCCATAGCTACTAGAGTAGATGGGTCTACTTCACTCTCGCATCTAGTGCATTGAGCAGTAGGCTCTTCATACTCCATTAGTACCAACCCTTTCTCTGACTGTGCTTCCATGCATTACATGGCTTTCCTTGATATCTATGATCTATGTATTTCATCCCATAGTCTATCTGCTTATTAGCTGATAAGTCCTTAATGATTGGGTTCTTTAGCTGAGGTATTCCATAGGCTTTCTTAATACCGTCTTCATTGCCTATGGCTTTTGGATTAAATGCTGATTCTTTTCCATATAGCTTTATTAAGCATAATGCTTCTGATTTAACGTAATTAAGTCTTATATATGTCTTTGGATCTATGTCATCTATTGAGCCTGCATCTACTGCCTGCATAGGTATAGATAGAGATATCCCAATAACGAAGGCTACCGAGCGAGCTATCCGCGAGCGGCTCGCTCTGAGCCCCTGATGGGCTCTAGCCGTTAGAGTACCAGGCTCGTCAAGCATATTAGTAAAAGTGCTGGTCACAAGGCGTGTCGAATCTGCTCACCGATAAATTGTGTATAAGCAGGAGGGATGGATTCCACCAATTCTCCCCATATCATCCAGTTAATACCCATAGCAGAGTTAGCCTCTTCCATAGTTTTAGCTGTGTGTCCTCCGCCTGGAATCTCGTCTCGCATAGATCCATAAATACCAACTGGCTTACCCTGCTCTTTATGATTGCAGGTATTACCGACTAGAAAGATATTAGACTCGAATAGACGATGGCGACGAACCTTTAGCCCGAATCCTGAGCCGCACAAGGTAATAGCATTGAATAGGGGAGCGCCAGGAACGTTCTCTATAACGTATGGCTTACCTGAGGCTATAAGGGCATCTCTGACCTCTGGAATCATATTAACCTTGCTGGTCGACTTACCCTGGGCGTTACGCAGGTGCTTAGTAGCGCTGAAGGTCTGGCAAGGTGGGCTAGCTGCGATTACGTCAAATTGGCTTAGAAACTCAGTAGTAAGATAATCGCGAACGTCACCACGAATATAAGTATGAGGGTATCGCTTTCCATGCTTTACGTCGATTCCTGTTACATCGAAGCCCGCTCTAGCGTATCCCTCTGACGCGCCTCCAGCGCCGCAGAAGAGATCTAGCAGTTTAGGCTTAGCGGCTATCTCTGGCGTACATACCTGAGATTGGTATAAATCCTGTTGAATCATTGGAGTAATCTCTTTTCATAGATAGATCGCAACACATAGGCGCGATTAGTTCTTCTGTAAAGGAGGCCTTAATTTCTTCCATCCTAAGGCACTCAGGACACTTAAAATCATACTTCGGCATTAGCGTAAATCAAGCTCATGTAATCGTGGCAGAACGGACACTCTAGCTCTTGCTTGTCGGTTCTCTTAATTGGTCGGTCTATATGGACGTTAGCCTCGCAAGCCTGGTTAACGCACTGAAACTCATAGCTTGGCATTAGCGAGCTTCTCGCAGATATGGCATGGTGAGCCTTTCATGATCGTATTACCGCAGGTGCAGTAAATAGGCTCTAAGTTTACCGAATCTTGCTGGAAATCTGTGTAACCGGCCTTAACTAGTAGCTGCACCAGGTCGCTGAACTGCATAAAGGCAAGATATCCTCCGGCATCTTCCCCTTGACCGTTCATACGGCATACAACCAGGTTTAGTTCCTGGTTCTTCTCTGTACGCTTACGACCCTGGCGCAACCACTCCAGCGGATTGAAGTCAGCCCGCGCTTTCACCTCTATATCTATAGGGATATTCACTATATCTTTTCCGCTGCCGCGCCCTACAGAAGCTCCAGGCCAGTAAGGCCGAAGATATTCAGCCACTACCCGTTCGGTTCTGAATCCTCTGTGTTTGCGGTGTTGAGATGGCATGTCTGGTTATGCCTTCCCAGTGCTAGTTACTGCGTGGCATTTAGGGCAACTCCACGTATAGCCCTTCATAGCATTACCACCTCTTATCATGATCTGTTCCATAGGGAAAGGTTCATTACATAGGTGGCAAACTGTCGTAATTTCTGGATGAATTACATCGTCTTCTTGGATGGTCATCATTTCCAGAATTAACTTAGATTGTTCGTCATCGGGAAACTTCTCCCACTCGCCATCTTGATTTTTAAACTCTATAGATCCCATTTAATCACCATTTATTCTTCTGAGGTTGCCATGAGCCATCTGCTGCTATTTCGTACCATATAACATCCTTACATACGAAGCAGCCAAACTTGCCCCATGGCTTTTTCGTCTTACCGCTCACGCCAGTAGCCCAGGTCATAGGCTTATGGTCATGGCACTTAGTGCATCGAGGTACGTCTTTCTCGGTCTGCCCTCCGATAATGTCCTTTACGATAGCCACTGCCTCGTCTACCGTAGTAGCCGGTGCAGCTTCTCTAATCGTCCATGGATCATCTTCTTTAGCGATAGGTACATATTCCTTACCAGTTGTAGCCATTTTAGCCTTAGCCTCAGCAATAGCGTTTTCTGCTACCACCTTGGATTGGACTTTAGCCATCTCTTCTCGGCTAGCTCGCTTGCCTTTCGTGGCGTAACCAGCGTTAGCCAGAGCGCGACCGATTGCAGAAGTCTCGCAGTTCTCCAGAGCGGAAGTCGCATTGACCCCTCGCCCCTGAACTGTTTCTTCAGCCAGACCCGTCGCCCAAGGGTGTACGTCTTCCATTGAGCGATAAATAGCAGCTTCCACAATAAAACGGGAACCGCTATGCTCCAGGAGACGCGTAAAGACTCGTCCGGACTTGTTATCTGCCCAGAACTTGATAAGACGCTCTTCGACTGTCTCATAATCATCGAGATTAAAGAACGCCACGATCGTTAATCTCCTTCAGTTTCCATCCAATAGATTTAAGCTCACGCAGAATCTGCTCGTTCTGATATACCTGGACTTCAGCAAAAGCGTCACGATCCATAGCAGCCTTCTTTAGGTCGTCTAATTCATCCCATTTAAACATAAAGCGTATTCTCCTCTGTAGCTAGTTGTCCTGCGATTGCAAAATAGGCCGCTCCGTCGATGAAGTTATCCACTTTTGGAGTTTCCATTGACCTTGCGATTTTGACCAGTGCCAGACACATTGCCACTTGGTCTGCACGGATAGGCACTTCGAGGTATGCACTCCAGAGAGATGCGGTTCTGGACATGTTATCTGTAGGGTGGCCATAGTCCATGCCTCGGTCTTGAATAATAGCCCTGGCTTCATTGAGGTAGTCACGTGCGTTCATCGCTTAGCCTTGTAGTGCTCTGCTGAAGCTTCGATATAGCCCTCTTGCTGGCCGTCAGATCTACCTAACATATAACCCAATATGGCAATAAGAACCGTATATGCGAAAATAGCGAACATACTCATTTTGTATATCTCCCTTATAGTCGTATTTCGACTACATGGAGAACGTTACCCTAGCTTCGACGGAACTCCATGATATTTAGATAACGGTTTAATAACGATTCAGAAAGAAAAAGCCTCGCAGTTTCCCACGAGGCTGTTCCCTATTACTTGAACAATGGTAAATAATACCAGACCGATACGTCTTCATCCTCGAAGTAAGGGTTAGCGATTGCGGGTTCTGCCATAGACCTTACCCTCGACTATAAACGTGCCGTCTTTTTCGATATAGATGAGATCTACTTGAACGTTCTTATTCTTGACGTACATGATGGCGAAAGCCTGTTGCCAATTCGCCGTTCCCTTGGTGTATGAAGCCTGTTTGAAGTCCATGAGGTTACCAACCTCAACACCATGCAAAACACGCCCTAAACGCCCTCCAGAGGCCTCTGTGAAGCTACTACGGCCTGCTCTGTGAGTATGTCCTGAGATTATGTTCTTTCCATGCCTACGAGCCGCTTCCAGGGCTGATAAGCCACCCTGAGGCTTAATCGGCGTATGGTCTCCATGAACGGCTATCCAGTTAGGAGCCAGGGTTAGAGGGTTCTTATGGAAGGTAATGCCTAGCTCGTCAAACTTCATAAACTTCTCGAAGCGTAGCTCTGGCAAGGATAGGAAGGACGGAACCTTCTTCATGATCGTATGGTAAAGGCGGTCTGTATGGTTGGAGCGGATGCAGTCGGTAACGCCTAACTCCCAGAGCAGGTCTACGCATCTATCGCGGTCTGCAGCTAGGGTTTGCTCATAGGCTAAAGGAGTTCCCTCCGACCACTTGCTAATGGTCTGAAAGTCAATCTCATCTCCGATAGTTACTGTCTGGTCTGGCTTAAAGGTCTTTAAGAATCGAGCTATGTTCTGAACTACATGTACGTCCTCGAAAGGAACCTGGAGGTCGCTCAGAATTACGATCTTCTTCATTTAGTCCTCGTCGTCGTCCTCGTATGGCATCGGGTCGATTTTGTCCGGGAGAGCTGGGAGTATCCAGTCTGGATAAGCCGAAGGCTCTACGATGATAGCTAAGGCTAAATCTACGCTAAACCCTGCTTTACGCAGTGATTTATAGAACTCATTAAGTCCAATAGCATAACTCTCTAGTGCAGAGTAGTTATCTAGATCTATAGCCTTTTTGCGCGCCATGAGATTATTCTCCCTTAGATAGCAACAATTCGTAGATTTTATCTACGCGTGTCTCCAAACGATTAACCTGGTCTTTAATGCTCGAACCTGAGTTCGGTTTGAGTTCGCTGAGGTAATGTAAAATTATGAAGCGCAGCAGAGCAGCTACACCAGCCAGCCCCGTCGAGACTCCAGCTACAAGCGCAGCCCAATCCTGGATGCTCACTTCTTCTTGTCGATAGCGTCTACTGCTGCTTCGATAGCATCTACGGCTACGTCAGCGATAGCCTTCTTTGCACGGTAGGCCTTAATAGCAGCTCTAATCGCTGGAATAGCGATGATTCCTAGAGTAGCGACGATTACGGCTTCCATTATTTACCTCCAAGTAAAGGGATATTAAAGTAACTACCATCCTCGTCACCTTTTTTAGTGAACGAGATATGGCAGTGATGGTTATGCTTATTGCTCCCTGTGTATTTCCGCCAGCGCCAGTTAAGGCGTGACGACGCGATTCGGCCGTCGAAGATAACGTAAGCGATGCGCTTCTCACCAGACTTTCCAGCAAGACGAATCTGATCTGCCAGGTCTGGCATAATATCCGGCTTTGCTTTACCTGATAGGTCACGGTCGACGTCAATGGCACGTACCCATCCATTAGCATCGGGATTATGATCGCTAGGACGCGCGGCGTGGCGTGTATCCCCGATCCATCCATCCGAAGTTCTATCTCTATCAGCGAAGGCATCGTCGATTTGTTCTCTTAGTTGTTGCCCTGCTTTGCATAGTTTAGGCTTCATGCGAGCAGTAATTCTGCTTCTTCTGAAGTAATTCCCAAGCGCTCCAATAACCCAGCCTTGGCCTCAGCCTTTAAAGCAGCTGCAGTTGCAGCTTCTGCTTTTATTGCTTGGTCTATTTCAAACTGTGTGATTTCTTCTTCTGTAGGTTGACGTTCGACAGTCTCACCTGTTAACGCATCTGTTTCTGTGATTTTCATATTATCTCCTATGAGTTAGCGTAGCCGTAAACGCGGATAGTGCCTGTGATATTTCCAGCTGCGGCAATAATACTAAAACCGTCGTAAGAAGTTGCTACGTCATGAGTACCGTTACCAGTTCCTGCGATGGTTGCTAAGGTGCTATGGCAGGCTGAATAATTACATACATAACTAGTTCTTTTTGCAGCAAAAGGGTTTCCAAAATCTAAAGTATAAAGCCCACCTTTTGCCCCTTGATATCCAAAGGCGCCATAATTTGCTGAAGATGCAATAAAGCTATAAATAGTTACAGAAGTAGAGTTTGGCTCAAATCCCCAAAAAGAATAGCCAGTAGTAGAATCAGTTCCTGAAGATCTCATTCTAAAAGCAATTTGTGAATTATCAGCTGAAGCACTATCGAGTTGCATTACAATTCTATAATTTTGATAAGTTGATGAAAAACAATTATTAACGTTTACTGCTGAAGACGCGCTAAAAGTTGATGAACTTACTAATACTAAAGATCCGCCTCCAGCAGAAGCCCACTCTACGCCATTTGTAGCTGAAGAGTTAGCAGTGAGGACATAGCCATTAGTTCCTACTGGCAAACGAGCAGGTGTATCAGCTGAAGCACCTACGATTAGGTCACCCTTAGCATCGACAATAGCGTTTTGAATAGCGTTAGAATCGTCCTGGGCTACCCATGTAAAGTCTAAATCAGTGCCAGAAGCCTTAGATAGAACCTGGCCAGTAGTGCCACCCTTCAGCTCAGCGAAAGAAGCGTCTACACCATTTAGGGCAGTACGAATCGCAGCTGCGCCATCCTTAACTAGATCGGTATCGTCCGGGGTTTCCCAGCCGAAGTTAGTAGTCGTTGCCATTTATATCTCCTTTAGGCCACTATTGTAGCGTTAAGCCAGTCTAAACTGGTGTTAATTGTGTTCCAGGTTTCAGCTGCTCCTACGTCGTTCCACTTCATAGACTGAAGGCTAAACGCGGTTGGAGAAACGTTAAGGGTGATATCTAGACGGTTATATCCTGCCTGGAACTTCCAGCCCTCGACGAATCCTTGAAAACGACCATTAACCATATTTGCTGGTAGGTCGGTGATATCTACTGGTAAGCCCATAAATACGTTAAGAAGCGCGTCACGATCTGCGTCGTCGATTTCTGGGTTTCCTAGCGAGAAGGTAATTGAATCGAATACATCCTGAGGATAGGCGCGGATACCAAGGTAGAACTCTGCCTGGTCGATAGCGTCTGCCTGGTTCTCGATGCTAGTAGTAATAATCTGAGCCTGGGGGCCATAAGCATCTATAGAAGTCTGGTCAGTAGCAGTTTCTTCTGCATTAGCCTTATATTTAATCGTTACCTGGTTACGAAGGTCGCCAATACGTCGAATAGTTCTAATACCCTTAGATAGCGCAGTATTGCCAGAAAGGCTTACATAGCCATTATCTGCTAGGTAAGAGCTTCGGTGAGTTGAATCTGCATAGCCGATACGACCTGAAGCATCCTCAAATAGGTAGCCTAAGCCGGAGGTAGCGAGAGCAGATACAAGGCTATAAACGTCAATAGAACTAGAAGAGCGAGCCGTAAGTTCATAGTTTCCTGGTTGGTCGATTGAGCCTAGGCCTGAGTTTTCAGCATTAGCCCATGTAGTAGTTGGATCATAGTCTGCCCAGGTAAGAGCAGCTGGAACCTCGTTCCATGTATTAAATAGAGTTTGGCTAAGAATTGTGTAAATCTGGTTGCCGTCGAAGTCTTTGCTAAGAGTGCCGTCGATAATAGTTTTAGGCAACTTAGCGAGCGCTCCTAGAGCAGTAAGAGTAATAACCTCGTTTACCTGCCCTGGAGCAGAAGAGATAACCTCTACTGTGCGGTCGGTCACATTTCCACCGAATACGTTAACGTAAGTACCTGTAGAGTCCTTTACCTTAATAGTAATCGAGTCGTTTACGTCAAACTCGATAGGCTCTAGATTTAGGTTAAGTATTTGAAGATTGGCATATCCTGCGCGTGGCTGACTATAGATATCTGTACGGCCTGAAGATATGGTGAGGTTAGCGAGCGTTAGGTTAGTGTAATCACCATAGCCGTTTACTGTGATAGCCCACTCTGGAGTCCAATTACTCATGCGTAGCTAAACGCTCCTGCTCCGAGAGTACCGCGAGCGGTTGAACGGTTCAGAACGTCGATGATAGTCCGAGCAGTTCCTTCTGGATCTATAGCGCCATTAACGGTTAGGTTAATAGTCGTACCATTTCCGCCCATAGCGCCGTTAGGAATAATTGCTCCGCTGGTGTTAGGCGTAAAGAGTTCTGGCCCCTTCTCTCCTACAAGGTAGGTAGTGCCGGCGGTGACTGGGCCACCTGAAGCTCGACCGCCACCGAAGACGCTATCTATAAGGCCACCAATACCCTTTACGAGTGGGTTATTACGAACTAGGTTAACTAGGCTCTGGATGGCGTTAACTACTCCGTTAATAAGGCTTACAAGGTTAGAGAAGCCAGAGATAAGGATAGATAGGATGCTTCCTACGGCCTTTAGAGAGGTCGCTAGGGCAGTTCCTAGAACTGGGGCTAGAACGTCACGGCTAAAGGTTGCTACGGCCTTGAAAAGGGTTAGGAGAGGCTTTAGCTTCTCTTCGTTATCCTTGATCGTAGTAGCCACCTGGTCGAAGGCCTTAAATAGGGCAGTGACGACTGGAACTAGGATAGTTTTAAGGGTAGGGATAATAAACTCATTAAGGAAAGTCCACATCTGCTTAAACGCAGGTACAAGGGTTTCAGTGACGAATACTGAAACGTCGTCCATGACTGGCTTTAGGTTCTCGCCTAGTTCGTCGGCAAACTCTGAGATTCTAGGGATAACGTCATTAACGAGTCCAGATACGAGTGGAGTAATTGCATCGAGGATGAACGCTCCTACGGTTTCCTTGCCCTCATCGAAGGCCACCTGGAGGCGCTGCATCTTGCCCTGGAAAGTATCTGCCTGGGTCGCAGCTTGTCCGCCGAAAGTCTCAGCCAATTTAGCAGTGATCTGCTCCATCGACATAGTTTTAAGTTCAGCTGCAGAAAGTCCAATACCGAGCTTTACAAGGCCTGCAGTGTTGCCCTCCTGAGCCTTTGCCAAGGCGTTGGAAACGGCTTCGAGTGACTTGCCTGAACCAGCGGAGATATCGAGAGCGATACCCTGGAGTTTTTGGGCTTCTGCTACATCCTTAGTCGCAGTAACGAGGCGCTGAAGGGATGGGCGTAGTTCATCGTCAGTTACGCCAGTAGCTAGGGTAGTTTTAGTTATGTAATCTTCTGTAGCGCCTATCTGGGCATCTGTAGCGCCAGTGACGTTCTTTAGGGCAGTAGCAAGGCGTAGCTGAGCCGCTTCATCTTCGATAGCAGACTTAACGCCATCTATGGCTAACTTGCCAGCATAGGCGACGGCTGCCGCTCCTGCAGCTGCGAAGGCTGCTCCTGCGACTTTACCGAACTTGCCTAGTTTATCTCCGAAGCCCTGTACCTCATTATCGGCAGTACCGAGCTTTTTCTTTAGATCATCTACATCGGCAAGGATGGATAATTTAAGGGTTCTATTCCCTGCCATTAGTCAAACTCCTTAATAATCTTATCGAAAGATTCTTCCCATTTTCTGATAAGTTCTGGTTGAATCATGCGAAGCGTAGGATAGATAAAATATCCACGGCTTCCTCTGCCGTATTGCGGAGAGCGTGTAGGGAATTGCTTATATTTGCGCGATCCAAACTCAGTTCCATAGAGAAGGTCTAAAGTAGAACCTCCGCCTGAAAACTTTTGGCTAGCAAAACCGATTCTTAATTCACCGATTTTAGAAGTTTTAGAAACCTTAATACCTGTAGCAATTCTAATAGCAGCAGCCTGGTTAACTGGCATTAGCGCTGCGCCATCTACGATACTAGATTTAGCATATTCCGCGAGGGCGGAGGATTGCCTTTTGGCTTCCTCCGCCGCCGCGTCGTCCATAGCTTTAAAGGCTTTAGTAATGTTGCGAAGGTCAGCTTTATCATAAGTGATAGCTTCATTTGCCATTACGCGCCTCCAATATCTCTATAGCCGTTAATATGTCTTCTGCAGTTTTCCACTCACTCATAGGGATTTGTGTAGCTATCGCTAGCTCAACCAATAAGCGCCCTATGCTTCCGCGCTTGTGGCTTTTGGGGTATCAGTGCCTACTTCAATATCGACTACTGACTCCATCCAGATCTCCAGCGTTTTAACTGGCTTTCCGGCGGCTTCACGCTTCATCGCGCTATGCGCTACGAAGAGAATATCCCACATCCCAGCGAACTGGGAGATATCCTTTTTAGTTGCCATTTCCCACTTAGCGAAGTCTGGTGGATAGGCCACATAAGTAGCCTCATCCCCAGATAGGTATTTAATTGTGATTTCTTTTTTCATTGTTTGCTCCCGTTCTTAGTTATTAGGCGCTGAAGGTTTCAGCTGGTGTGCCTACGACTGTAAGAGTCCATGAGTCGGTCTGAGCTGATGGTGCTGCTCCGCCTACTGATGGGAAGACTGGCAATACGTTGCAGGTAAATACTGCGCCTGTAACTGCAGTTAGTGATACTGCGAGAGTAGTGTTTGGTGCAGATTCTGCAGCAGTCCACATAGCCTCGAAGAGTGAGCCTGAAGCACCCCAGTCGGCAAGAAGCTCGATAGCGAGTTCCCACTGATCGTCTGTGTGCTTGTAAGCCTTGCCATCGAGTGTCTGGAAGACGTCGATAGTAGGTGTGTTAGTAAGTGTGACGCTAGTAGCCTGTGCATCGTATGAAGTGGTAGCGATGGTTAGGGTTAGGTCGCGCCCCGTAATAACGGTTGTTGCCATTTTGGGTTCTCCTTAGTTTGTTTGCGTGTAACGAACGTTCACGCGAATATCTGCGACCAGCAGTGTGCTAGCGCCTACTTGTGTAACTGTTGGCCTTTCGACCGTTGAAACCTCATAGCCTGCTGGGATACGGGTTACAACACTTGTGATTAGCTGCTCTAGGTTGTCCTGGCTAGCTGGGTTGCTATTGTATGCAACTGCGCATGTAATGCTGAAGTTTAACTTTGCTCTGAAAGTATCCTTACCGATTGTTTCAAACTCCATGTATGGAGAATCTGGAACTACCATAACCGCTGGTACTGGAACGCTCTCTGGAACGTAGGAAAAGACGTTAGCAGTGACTCCAGCAAGGGCATTAGCTAGTGGAGTACGGACTGCAGATAAGATCGTAGAAGCGGTCACTGTGCGATGCTCTCTACGTCTACGTAAGCGCCCAGAAGGCCTGCTACGCGGTTATATAGGCTTCGACCCATACGATATGGGCTAGGAGCAAAGTCCACGCCTTCGATTTGTCCACCTGGAGCGGTGCGTGATTGGAACACCTCGACGGAAACTACGAGGACTGCAGACTCGACCGCTGATACTCCTACATAAGTAGAAGCTCCGGATAGCGTAGCCGTACCTGCTGGGATTACGTTCTTTTCTAGGATATCTGCATTAGTAATATCTGCAGTAAAGGTATATTCAGTAATGCCGGCGTTTACTGTGTGAGTACCGTTAAAAGGTGTTCCGCATCCAGTAATAACTACGCTCTGGCCTTCTGTAAACTCATGGATAAGAGTAGTAGTAAAGGTAGCGACATTATCAGTCAGCGATACCTTTGAAATAGGGGAAGAGTAAGTCTGGAGCAGTGGAAGGATTACCTGCTCTGAAGTGTCGATAATATCTGCTAGATAAGCGTCATCGTAGAGAGCAGAAGAAACACCGAGCACTGATCGCAATTGGGCGACTGTAATGATGGATGGCATTTCTTCTGCTTTCTATGATGGGTGGGGAGCGACCGGGAGCAGCCGCCCCCCACGATTAAGGGGTTAAGCTACGTTGAGCTTACGGAACGCTGCTGGGTAGCGGTTAACTACTGCTGCATAGCCGTAGAGGCCGATTTCGAGCTGACCGTTTGCGACGATATTCGCGCGGAGCTGGATTTGGCCGCTCTCGTGGAATCGCATCGCGTTTGATGGGTAAACGAGTGCATGCTTTGCGTTTGCATCGTCACCTGTGTAGTTAGGATCTACGACGAGGTTAAGTCCTGCGACTGTACCTGAAGTTGAACCCTGAGCGACAAGGCCGTTAGCGTTCTGTGGAGCTGCTGCTGCATAGAGTGGGCGACCTGTTGAGTCTACTGCGCCGAGAAGTCCAGCGAAGTCGATTCCGTCTTCTCCGCCTGTGTTAGCGACGAGCAAACGGTTTGGAGTCATGCGCATTACGCCGAAAGAATCAGCAATACCAAGAGCGATAGCCTTGTAAATTGTTGATGATGAAGACTGTGTAGCGTTCTGTGCAGCGATTTGTGCAGCATAAGCATCTGTCTTCTGAGCATAAGATGCAGCGAGCTCACGGATATAGAGATCCAAGAAGCTAGGGTCTGAGCGGTCTACGAGCTCAACATCGAGGACGCCTGCGCCCGCGAACTTGACTACAGAATCTTCCTGGAAGGTTACTGCAG